TACTGTTACAGCAGTACCCCACGTTGTTTCTTTAGCAATCCCTGCTCTTCCCGCTGCTCCTATTCCTAATGGCATTTTAATAACCCTCCTCTGCTTTTTCTTGTTTTAGTTCTGGTTTTAATTCTGGTTTTAATTTTACTCTTTTCTTTTCGTCTTTCTTTTCATCAATGAGAGTGACCAAATCTTTTACTTCTTCATAGTCCTCATCCGGCATATTGATAATCTCGCCAGGCTTTTTACATATCACTCTTGCGCCTTCGTAATAAACGGTTCTTTTGTTTTAACTCTTTTCATTTTATTCTTCCCTTTTATCCTTCCTTATTTTTCTTAGTACCTAAGTTTTTTTCTTAGTATAACTAAGTTTTTTCTTAGTAAACTAAGTTTTATGGACTACCATACACATAATGATACCCGATTACAAATTCATAATCGAATATTATATTGTAACTGTCTTCACCCTGGTACACTGTTATTCTGCGGGGTATAGTATAATTCGCATTACTGTCTCGCTCTTCATCGACCGCCATTATAGTCTCAATATCTTCTGCAAAATCATTCAACGCTTCCTCCAGTCCGCTTTTTGCATATACAACCCCTCTGATTACCAGATTCAAATTAGATAATACATATTGCCCCGATAAACTAATTGTCTCTGTTTCTTTGTCGTCCGATGTCCAGAACACCATAGCCGCCGGTTTCTGATTCGGAAGTAATTTATTCCAATCATTAACTTCCCGTGTAACAAGCCCGATATCATTATTATAACCCTCAGATTTTTTTATCCCCTCTAAGCTGGTAACAACATTATCGAGTATATCTTCTCTTTTACTCAATTATCTCAATCCTCTATTCAGTTTATTCAGGTATTCTCTCATTTCTTTCTTTAATTCTCTCAAGAATATCCCCCACCATTTATCACGGTGATTCTCTCTCGCTGGCGTCAAAAACGGTCTTGGTTTTCCTTTACGTCCGTGGAATTCCCAGTACCCCGGATAATTAAATCCACCCGGTGATACAACATTAGTTCCAGTATATCCCCTTATTTCATCCCCCCTTACTTCTACCTTTGAACTGATAGAGCTGCGCAATCTACCGGTAGCAACCGCTAACCTGTCAGGTCTAGGACCACGTAAGTAATGTTCCTGGCTAATTCCTGCAATTGTTTGTGCCACTACCATCATCGGCCTTTCAACGATTTTCGGGATATGCCGCATTATTTTACTTAATGCTCTCTGAACCTCTTCATCATCAATCTTTATTCTTATATCAGCCATTTTTTACCATTTTCTTTTATATCTTTCCAATATCCTCAATGCACTTTTCGGTATATCCGTTGTTTCTATCGTAACAGAACCTCCGCCCATTGTTCTGGTTGTAACACCGAACCTATTATCTTCAGTATTCTTGAAATAATACGCTATAACCTCGAGACACGCCTGTTGCAGGTCATTTGGTATTGATGTATACCCTGCTGTATATTCCACTTTCAGATTACGAATACCGACCTGAAACGTTCCACCATCATACACGATTTTATACGCAAGCCCATCTGGTAATATAGCAAGATTATCGCTATCTATTAAAGTATCGCTCCCATACGTTCTATCAAGATCATCATATATCGCTGTTATCTCTGTTATCGGGTATTCATTTGTTATTATACTATTCGTGCCGTCCCCGCTGTAGTATTCTGTTAATGCCCGGCTCTTCAGCTTCCTGTCGGTATACAGATTACAAAATGCACTTGCACTATTAATATAATACGTCAATATCTTCTGCTGTTCAGCATCGCCCGTATTACCGTTGACAAACGCATTAACAGTATCAAGATCGACAAGGTTATTATCAGTATCTACTGATGGATTAAAAGCCATTATTTTATACCCTTGTTTATACCTTTATTTTTTGTTTTTCTTATCATCTTATCTTCAGGTGTTTTCGCCATCTTATCAACTTTAGCATTTTCCCGAAACGTTACTTTTAACAGATTAAACTTTTCTTTCAACTTCTCGATCTCATCTGCAACCTTTTTTCTGTAATCGACAACATCATTTTCAGTTTTAATATCCTCAGCAAGTTTTCGTAAATTCATAGTTTATTTTTCCTCCTTTTTTCCTCTCTTCCGTTTTGTTTTCTCTTCTGATTCTTCCGCATATTTACGATACTTTTTTTGGTACATTTCTATTGACGGCTCGCCTCTCTCATACAATACCATCAATCTCGGTTTCCCATCCTGGTAGAATAATATATGTCCTTCTGTTTCACCATGTCCACAACAGCTTTCAGCAGTTACCAACCCACATTCATTCAAAGCATTAATAATCGGTACGATACATCTATCGATCATAATATTAACAGGGGGTAGGGCGGGCGGGAGGCTCACCCGCCCTTTTCAGAAGCCCCCTCCTTACTACCTCTCGTCTCCACTACTTACTTATTGATGTAAGCAAACAACATGTTCATAATCTTACTTGCAGCAGTAGCATTGGCAATATACACGTACCACGGATCACCTTTATACGGATTTACCGCAGTAATCGGTACATACCCGTTTCTGTTGGTCGTGCTCGCCGCAAGGGTAATCTGATGCGATGCATTATCAGCAGCAACACCGAATATCCTGTACTTTGCACCCGATGCAACAGCTTTCGCAAGATTGGTACTGTGGGTAATCGCTTTCGTTGACACGGATGCAATCGTGTTGAATTCCCATGAATTATCGGTGCACTGATATGCCACAATATCATTTTGCGCTGCCGCATTTCCAGCAGGATCAAGCGGAGTATTGGTAACATTGATCACCTTTTGTCCAGACGATGCCGCCGCACTTGCTGTGTTCCTCGATCCTGTTGAAGAACCTGGGTACATTAACAAAAGGGTATGCGCTGTCGAATCTGTTACAACTTCATACGCCAGCAACGCAAGCCTTTTACCGTTTTGTCCTTGAATCTCTTCAGTAATCGCTGTACCCGCATTTTCTGTGTGATAATCAACGGTTACAAATCCTGAAATGAAAGCTCCATAATCACTCATTTTTCTTTACCTCGTTTGTTTTGATGGGGCAGTATCGGGGGCCTGCGCCCCCTCAACCCTGCGAATTAACAATTCGCTCATCTATTAACTTGCCGCCGTTTCGAGCACCGCAAAAGCCTCTTCTACAGCAACAACAAATCCTGCCCGGATTCGGAATCTCAAGAAAATCTGGTCATAGTCTACGTTCCGAATCGTATCACGATACACCTTGAACTCCATTCCAACTCTCTCGCCATGCGCAACGTATTTTGGATTTCCAAGAATTAAGAACGGAGTGTCCACTGCATCACTCGAACTGCCTGGCATTTGATCGCTGATAATATACGGGCGATTCCAGATAGTCGCCGGTACGCCATCTGCCGCCTTCTGATAGATATACTCTCCGTCATCCGTTCGTAATTTCCTGAGAATATTGAAGACATACCTGCTCATAATCCAGACAGCATTAACAAGCGCACCTTCACCACCAGCCGTTGATACATCGTTTTCCATGTCGATTAAATCGTCAAGTTCAACATCAGCGAAAGATGTTTTCCCTGCTGCCATGTTCCTGATTGAACACCCGCTATCATAAGCAATCCCGGTAAATGGTGATGCATTCGAATACAGAACCTGCTTGTCAAATTCCTGTGCCCATGCCTCGCCGAACAACATCTGAAAATACTGTACAAGATTCACGATTGAATCTTCCTCAAGTTCCTCAGTCCATGTCATCCATGCGGCACAAGTTTTCGCAGATAATGTTTCCTGTCCGACAGTCGGATTGGTTTCACTCTTAGCCGTTGTTTCATCACTCGGCCATGCAAGAGTAATCCCTGTCCCACCAGTAGGTAGATACATTGTCCTCGCCGGCATCGGTATTGTCGTAACCTTACCCATCATCTGGCTTGTCTGTCCGGCAATTCTCATCACTTCACTGTACCACTCTGCAGGTACAAGGTATGATCCCGTTGTAGCATCACCCCTTAGAACAGTACCGAGCGCTGCCTTCTGCTGTTCGTCACTCATACCGATAAACTTATTCCAATCGTCCTTGTCATCCCACGGATCACCTTTTCGAGAAAATCGACCGCCGTATTTCTCAATACCAAGCATGTCGTTCCTCATAGCCGCCATCAAAAACCTACCATTTTTCTGTGGCGGTTTGATTATAAGGTGATCATCTTTTTCCTTCGTTGCTTTCTCGATGATCTCTGCGATTGTCTTGTTCAATGCCTCAACTTCAGCATCCTTCTTTTGCTGATAGTCCTCATGTCCTTTCTGCATTTCCTCGATGACATTCCAGAGGTCTTCAGTTGTAGCATTTTCACCTTTCTTTCGCATGTCCTCGATCATTGCGAAAATGTTTTTATTTGAGTCACTCATTTTTACCATCTCCTGTTTTTAA